AGCGAGGAGATCCCTGACCAGGTGAACCCGCCTATGGCTGTGGTTAGCTTGACAACAGTCGAGTTCGATCAGGCGTTCCAGCGTGGGCTAACAATCTACAGGTTCCTTGTGACTCTCATCGCTTCACGAGCATCTGACCGTTGGGCACAGATCCGGTTAGACGGTTATTGTTCTAACGGTGACGACAGCGTGAAGAACGCTATTGAGTCTGACAAAACTTTGGGCGGTGCTGCTTTTGATGTCCGCGTGACTGAAATGGGCAACATTGGTACGATATCATTAGATGAGTCAATGTACTTAGCTGCCGAGTTCTCGGTAGACGTTTTCGCAGATTAGGGGAATACCGTGGCAAAATTTGTCGCAACAGATTACGAGATCACGATTGACGCAACAGACTTTAGCACGAGTCTTGCTGCTGTCACTTTGGATGTCAGTGTAGACGAGCAAGAAACAACCGCTTTTGGGAACGCCTTTCGTACCCGTATCGGTGGTCTGAAAGATGCTTCGGTTACGCTCGACTTTCACCAGGACTTTGCTGCTAGCGGTGTAGACGAAACTTTGTTCGCTGCACTCGGCACCGATGTTGCTATTGTTATCAAGCCAACGTCAGAGGCTATTAGCGCCACGAACCCAAGCTACTCGTTCAACGCTTTGGTTACACAGACCCAGCCCTTCGCTTCCTCGGTGGGCGACTTGGCAACCCTGTCTGTGACCTGGCCAGTGAACGGTGCTGTGACGAGGGCTACGGCGTAACAAATGATTATCAACCTACAAGTTAGCTACTCCGACAACACCACCAAAGAGATAACCGCGAAAGCAGCAGATATTGTTGCTTTTGAGGAACGGTTCGATATCTCGATGGCAAATCTGCAAAACGAGGTTCGGCTGACTCACTTGTTGTTCTTGGCTTGGCACACAGAAAAACGCTCTGGTGCCACAAAGGCTGAGTTCGACAAGTGGGTCGAGACCGTCGAAACTATTGAGGCTGTAGATCCAAAAAAATAGTTCCGCTCGGTGATGCGTCAGCTCATTGGATGATCGCAACTTTGGCGTGGGAAATGAAAATCTCGCCTAACGAGCTAATGGATCTGTCCCCGAGAATGTTGTTTACGTTGCAGAAAGTGCGCGAAGGCGAGATCAAACGAGCTAACAAGCGCAGGTGACGGCGGTACAATAGTTGTGGGGATTGGGGCTGTCAGATGATAGATCAGAAAGTTGATGCGCTGTCTTTCAAGCAACTCAAGTCTGAGTTCCGTCAGCTAGACAAGAGTGTTCAGAAAGAAACAAAGGCTGGTATCAAAAAGTCGCTTGGTTCTGTGACTTCGCGTATGCAAGGCGAGATTGACTCTATTCGTCCTGATGCGCCGATGAGCGGTATGAGCTCAGGTAGCAAGCTAAACCAGTGGAGATCCCCTGCGGTCAAGCCGTCTCTCCGTTTGTCAGCTGGTCCCGGCAAGGCTGTGGCACAGATTACCGCATCGGGTAAGAGCGGTTACAAGCGAATGTTTGCTATCACTGAGCGTGCTGGTTCCCGCAGTTCTGGTTTCACGGATAGCGGTAAGCGGATGATCCGTGTTTTGCAGAAACGGAACAGGCTAGTCAAGGGCAAGGGTGGTCGTTATGCTTTCCGCGCATACCTCAAGTACCGTCCTTTGTTGCACGACCAGGTTGAGCGGGAACTGAACGGGTTAGCCCGCCGATTGAATGTGAGGCTCAAGAGTGGCTCGTAACGTTTCCCAGATCACAATCCCGATCAAGTACGTCACCAACACGAAGGCGCTTGGTCAGGCACAAAGCAAGTTCGCCAAGTTCGGTGGGGCAATAGCCGGTATTGCTGCTGCTTCCACAGCTGCGATTGCCGGTATTGGTGCTGCTGCGGTCAAGATGTCCTCAGAGTTTGAGACGAACTTTGCGAAGATCCAGGGTTTGGTGGGTGTTGCCGGTAAGGATCTAGGCGAGCTTGAGGAAGCAGCGCGACGACTTGGACCACAGTTCGGGAAATCCGCTAACGAGGCTGCTGAGGCTCTGTTCTTCATTACCTCCGCCGGTCTGCGCGGGGCTGCTGCGACAGAGGTTCTTGAGGCTTCGCTCAAGGGTGCAGCTATTGGTCTAGGTGACACTAAGACGATTGCTGACCTTGCTACTTCGGCGGTGAACGCTTACGGTGAGTCGAATCTTGGTGGCGCTCAGGCTGTTGATGTTTTGGCTGAGGCTGTTCGACTCGGTAAGCTCGAACCAGAGGAACTCGCCCAGTCTATGGGTCAGGTTCTACCTATCGCCTCGAACTTGGGTGTGTCGTTCCAAGAGGTCGGCGCAGCGATGGCTGGTATGTCAAAGACCGGTACAAACGCTGCTACCGCATCCACCCAGCTCCGCGGGATCCTAAACACACTTGCTAAGCCAACCGTTGGCGCTCAGGAAGCACTTGCGGGAATGGGTCTGTCTGCTGAAGGATTGCGGAACCAGATCAAAGACAAGGGGTTGTTCTCTACCCTTGAAACTTTGACAGACAAATTCGAGGGCAATATCGAAGCAACCACTTCGGTGTTTGGTAACGTGCGAGCTTTGTCTGGTGTCCTCGACTTGATGGGCGCATCGGTTGATGACAACCGCGAATTGTTTGCGCAGATGACCGACGAGGTTGGGGTACTCGACGAGGCGCTTGCTGTCACAGCGGATACGGTCAAGTTCAAGTTTGATCGGGCTATGGAAACCGCAAAGGCTTCGCTTCTACCCGTGGGGGATATCCTCATCGGTATCGCGGGCGACCTACTCGACTCGCTCATGCCTACAATCGAGAAACTAGGGCCAATCTTCGAGGAAACATTTGAGGCTTTCGCTCCGGCGCTCGATGGGTTGTTCGAGTTGCTACCCGGTCTAATAGATGCGTTCCTGCCACTGCTCCCGATTATGGGCGATATTGCTGCGATAGTTGTGGATCTCATTACCTCACTGTTGCCACCGTTTATTACGCTACTGGATGCGCTAATGCCAGTTGTCCAGGTTCTAGTAGAAACATTTGCGGCACTAATCACGCCACTTGTCGAAATGCTAGTGCCTGTTCTGGAAGCAATCTTTGAGTCTGTAGATCGGATCCTACAAGCAGCGTTGCCAATCTTTATTGAAATGCTCGATGCCCTGATCCCGATTGTGTTGGAACTCGTGGAGATGTTCCTGCCGTTACTTGACATCGTTCTCCCGCTACTAGAAACAATCCTGCTCGACGCGGTGCTACCGGTACTTGGGTTGCTTGCCGAGATGATGGCGGTAGTGCTTCCCGCTGCGATGGAACTGTTCAAAGAGATTGGTCTTGGCAGGTTACTGCTCGCGTTAGGCGACTTCTCGGACGACTTTGATGACATTATTTACGGCATTAGAGTGTTCTTTGCCACGGCGTTCAACGATATGCTCGACAAGCTTGAGTTCTTCATAAACACATCGGTCAAAGCTCTGAACTGGTTTATTGAAAAAGCAAACTCGTTACCTGGTGTCGAGATACAGTTCCGCGCATCCGAGGTTTCGTTTGACCGGATGGAGATGCCTGGCAGGTTTGACCGTATGCGTTTTGACAACGTAGATGTTAGCGGTGTTCGTGATGTGGGCGAAAGGTACAAGGCTTCGGCGGGAGCGATCGTTGGTTCACAGGGATATCAGGCAGGTGCGGGTCAAACACTAGGCGGAGCCTTACAAACAACTTTGGCAAAAAACATACTCCAAGATCGCTTCGGCGTAACCGGATTGTTTGGGGCACAAGCATCCATACCTGCTTTTGCAAAGGGTGGCATTGTGAACCGACCTACGGTTGGATTGGTGGGCGAGGCTGGACCTGAAGCGATTATTCCGCTTAGCAAAGCAAACCGGATGGGATCTACCTACAACATTACGGTGAACGCGGGTATGGGATCTGATGGGAACCGTATCGGTGAGCAAATTATCAAGGAAATCAAACGGTACGAGAGGCAGTCTGGACCTGTCTTTGCTAAAGCGTAACGGTAGAATGTAGATATGGTTACTAGACTTTCAGGCGGTTTGACACCAGCAGATGGGGCTGACCCGCGCACGTTCCCTGCTATCTGGAACGCTACGGCTACAGATATTGAAACGGCACAGTCTGACATTACTTCCGCCGAATCAGACATTACAACGCTTCAGTCTGATGTTACAACGGCACAGTCAGACATCACGACCTTGCAGGCAGACGTTGTCGCTAATCGCTTGATGACTGAAACTACTGAAAAAACTACCTCATACACAC